GGCCACGGCACCCACCACAGGCCGCCCACCGCGCGGCGCCCTCACAAGGAGAGCGCCGCGGGGGGAAGCCGGGGGCGAGATGTCGTCCATTTCTATCGAGGCTTTCGCCTCGACGGCTTCCGCCACCCTCACAGGGGGGGTTGGCGGGGGCGCTGAAGGGGTGTCGGGGTATTTCTCCTCGACAACCTGAATGGGCACCGCTACCACGGGCGCATCATCAGCGTCGACTTTCGACAAAACGACTTGGTTCTTAGTCGCTATGGTAGAGTCGATAGGGATTAGGCAGGCCTCGTCCACCAGCACCGACACGTCGTCAAGCGACATTAAGGCAGACTCGCTCACCGCGCGGGGCCAGGCAGCATCCTCCTTTGTGAGTCCAAAATCGTGCGCGATCTTTTCCATCGCGCGCAATTGGGCGGGCGTTCCCCACAAGGGGGCGGGGTTTACACGTTCGTCGACAAACAAGCGTGGCTCGTCCTCGTCAGGCATCACCACTGGACCAGGCAATGAACCGTAGTCGACTTCAACCCACTTTTCAACGCAGAACACGTTGTCGTACGGTCCCGGACGGGGGGCGTTGCCGCCATTCATCCACGGGGGCAAAGCCCCATAGCGGTGAATCCAATCCGAGAGCGCAAGGGCGCCGACCCGAGGGGTGCGAGTGGCAGCACGAAGCCGCTCCGGATCCCGCAAGAACCCTGGTTCAGTGACCTGTTTGACACCGCGCCGCCGCAGCTCTGCCGCCCACGCTCCGTAGAGGGGCTCGCAGACCGGGCACCCACGGTGCTCGGCAACGCTGCTAAGAAGCTTGGACAGCAACCGTCCATCCTCTTGTCCGGGCAGCACAGCCACGCCCCAACCGACACGGTGGAGTGCGCGACCACACTTGGGGAGGAAGACATGCCCCCCCTCTTCGTCCCTAGCCCACCACCGCGAGAAGAAATCAGCCTCCTCTGGTTGGGTGAACTTTGGTTCGATGAGCATCCCGAACACCTCCCTCACTCGCGACGCAAACCGCGCCGCCACTTCATTGGGAGTGTTGCTTTTCCACAAAATCAACCCGTCATCCCCGCCGGCCAAAAGCCAAACGAAGTAGTCCTCCAACTTAAGGTCACGCACGACGTACATCACAACTAAGTAATGCATGAGGGTGTTCCCGACAGTCGTAAACGGGGATCCGGTAAAGACTTTGCCCGCGCATGAAAACCGCGCGGTCTTGTTCTGACGGATCTTGATCTTGAGGTCGTGGCGCAGGAACCGCAGCAGCATGACCATGAAGTCACCCGCCGCGCCGGCAAGCCGGAACGTCCCATAAAACGCCGCCATCAGCCAGACAGGTATGGACCCGTCCCACCGCGAAAAGTCATAGGGCATGCAACGGTACGATCCGTAGACGTGCTTGCCAAAAGTGGCCAGCTCGTCCACCGTGCGCCCGGCACCATACGTGAAACGCTGATGCCAGGCGACGCCCTCCACCGTCACAGGGAGGGGGAAGCGCGCTTTCGCCGCTGACGCGAGCTTGCGAGCCGGGATTCCCAAAAGAACCACAGCCCACTCCGACAAGTTTTCAATCAGTCTCAATCGCTTGAGGCCCAATTCCTTCTTGCCGAACGCTTCGGTAGCATACAACGCGCTGAGTCCCGTCGTAACCTCCTCAAGGGAGGGCTTGCCTTTGACCAAGCCACGCAGCACGTTGCAAACGTGCAGGTAGCGGGCAGGGGGAACCGACTCCTTGTACTCCGACAAAAACTCGACGACCAGAGGGTCGCAAAGCTTTCGTTGAAATTCGCACGAGCCCTTTGGAAGAGCCTTCATGAGCGGTTCAAATAGGTCCAATGCCAAGCGGTTCAGCCCTTTTGGAGCTTCACTCGTAGGCATAAGGCCGTCGACATCGTTCAGGAAGCGGAGTGCCGCCGCAACGGTGTCGCGAGGCCCAGTAGCGAAAACTACCGGACTCACGACGCCAGCGACGGCGCATCCAATCCGTGTGCAACTGCCCGTTCGGACCGCGCGCGAAGCGTGGGGCCCTGGGTATGCACGAATCGTGCCCTCAAACGGAAAGACCGAATCGCGCAACACGCCCAAAGAAGGCGGGTCACGGACCTGATCTCCCACATGATAGAAGGCACCATCCTGAAACGGGTCTGCCACCGGTGGCTGCACGCGCGGCGTGAAAGCCGGGGCACGTGCACCACCTAGGCGGACAGTGGGCCCGAGGGCCCAGTGCACAGCCACTCCGAGGAGTATGGCCAAGACTATAGGAAGCATTCCAGCCCCCACAATTGCAAGCAGTCCATGGTCCAAGTGCCAGAACCGCCCCATCACCGCGATCATCGAGATCACCAAAGAGGCAGTCAATATAGGCACAAGGCGTCTGAAGCAGCGGCGGTGTACACGACCTGCCAAAGCCTCGTTGAACGCCACGGTGTCCGCATCCCACGCTTCCCACAACACCGAGTACTGGAGATCAAAATCCCGGTACGCGATGAGCACCGCCAAGAAGATCAAGTCAGACCTGTCCTCCGAGTAGTGCTGAGTTGCGTGCGAGCGGTCTCGTGACGAGACTGCCCTCACAGCAGCCAGGAAGCCCGCAGGCGTCCGAGCTGGCTGCTCGAGAAAGAAGGATTTGGCAGTGGCTATGTATTCCTGGGGAACCACATACGTCTTCTTCTCACCATCACTAACAGCCAGGCAATAACCAAATCCACTAACGCCCCGAAGGATGCTAATTTCTTGAGTAGTGGCCAGGCCCCCAATTTGATGTGGCACTTTGATAGTATCATACGACTCGGCTCGTTGGTGAACCTGCGTAAGAACATCGTGCATCGAAATGCATGGATGCTCACTACGCGGGCCCCACATGACCACGGGGCCATCTCTGGCCACTGGT